CGTATGAGTCCTCAAGTTATGCTTGCTGCTTTCAAACTTTTGATTAAGTTGGCTGAGAAAAGTGGAAATTATGACGCAGATGATTTGATTATCATGCGTGGTATTGCCACTGAAATTTCTTACCCTACTTATGACTATTTCGGAACTTTGGTACAGTTTATGGGATCCAATCCATCTGGACACCCTTTGACTGTTGTAATTAATAGTTTTGTTAATTCACTTTATTTGCGTTACTGTTGGTATGCTATTGCTCAAGAGAAGAAATGGTGGAGTGTTCCACTTTTCAATTCAAAAGTATCAGCCGCTACTTATGGTGATGACAATATTATGACTGTTGCGAAGGGGTATGATGATTTTAATCATACTGCGATTGCTGATCAGTTGGCCAAAGTAAGTATTAAATACACTATGGCTGATAAGGATGCTGAATCTGTCCCTTTCATGCCATTGGAAGATTGTTCTTTCCTTAAGCATTATGCTGTTTGGGATGAAGAATTAGGTTTATATCGTTCTCCTGTTGAGGAGGATTCAATTGCTAAAATGTTGCATACACACTTGAAATCCAAAGTTTTGACGATGGAACAATCAAGTGCTGAAGCAATTCAGAATGTTGCATTAAAGTATTTTGAATGTGGTCGTGAGGTGTACACATCTAGGGTTGCACAACTTGAACAAGTAGCTCGTGAAGCTGGGATCCAAGGATATGTTGGACCAATCATGAGTTATGATGAACGCCTCGCTTGGTATCGTGAGAAGTTCGATCTTTAGATCGTCTTCTCCGGCCCGTCCTGGGGGCCTTGTACCTTGGACTACCGTAACTATATGGTGGTTAAGCTAAAAATAGTTGTCTGTGATATGATTAACGCATACTTTTCTAGGTTCTGCATTACCTAGATCGTGTGGACAGCTACACAGATAGTCGTGTATAGTCGTTTTTTAGCGACGGGGTGACGCCCAACAAAATAGCACTGTTATGTATAGATTGATGTACCTTGCATAATATTTTCATAAATTACATTACTAATACTTTATACACTTTATATGACGCTGCCGAAGCCGTAAATTCGGATGATTTTTCTATGGATATCAGTAAAATCCATAGGGTCGAGTCTTTTGATGAACTCGATGAGGTTAAAAGCCTTAAGTTGCGCAATAAAGAATTGCGTGATAAATTATCAAAGAAATACCGTCATTGCAAGCAATTGCAAAACCGTATTGAGAGATTGGAATCTATGCTTCTTATTTCGCAATCAGGTATGATGGGTGACGATGCTCCTCCAGTAGGAACTACTGAGAAAGAACTGTCTCCTATGACTACCGAGCAGATCACTGCTTTTGCGGATCAAGATGCTGGTTGGGTTACAGAAAAAGTTGGTGTCTATGAACCTACCATGGACTTAGCTACCAATACCGATAGTGAGTTGGGGAATTTTCTCCAACGTCCATTGCGTGAATCAGCGCAAACTTGGGTTGTTGGTCAGCCCTTTTTCTATAAATTCAATCCTTGGACAGCTTTTTGTGAAAATACTTATGTTCGTGATAAAATCAAGAACTATGAGTTGCTTCGCATGAAACTTAATGTAAAGATTGTTATTTCAGGCACTAAATTTCATTATGGACGTGCTTTGACATCTTATAATCCTTACATCAAGGGTGACCAGGTTACAATTGATCGCAATTTTATTACTCAGGATTTGATTCAAGCTTCCCAGAAGCCACATTTTTTCTTGAACCCTACCACAAATAGTGGAGGAGAATTGGCATTGCCTTTCTTCTGGGACAAGAATTACCTGAGTATCCCTAGTGCTGATTGGCGCGATATGGGAGAAATTGTCATTAGTTCGTTTGGAAATCTTCTTCACGCAAATGGAGGAGAT